AAGGTGTCCGCATGGAGACCAACGCCCTGACCGCCTCGCAGTTCAGCATCACCGTCGCCGAGCAGGGCTACGCCGTGGCCGTCTCCGAACTGTTGCTCAACGCATCGTTCGATGACGTGATGGCGTCGGCCTCCCGGCTCCTGGGCCGCAACATGGCGCAGTACCTCGACAAGAGCGCGCGGGACACCCTGCTGCAGGCCCCGTCCGTGCTGTACGGCTACAACAAGTTGAAGGTGCCAGGCAGCATCAGCACCATCAGCCCGTACGACAAGGGCACCGCCTCCACCGACCGCGCCACGATGGCGTCCAGCGGCACCAAGGGCAACTACACCTACACGGCCGCGCTCGTGAAGGATCAGGTCGAGACACTCGCGACCAAGAACGTCCCCCGCCTAGGTGAAACATATGTTTCATTCGTACACCCGCACCAGTCGCGCTGGCTGCGTGACGACCCCGAGTTCATCGAGGTCACGAAGTACGCCGCGCCGGGGAACTTCATGTTGGGTGAGATCGGCCGCCTGGCCGACACGGTCTTCATCGAGACCACTCAGGTCAACAAGATCAACGCCGTTCCGGGCACCAACGCGGACGTCTTCCAGGCGATCACCATCGGCGACAACGCCTTCGGTCACGCGATCAGCCTGCCGGTCGAACTCCGCGACGGCGGCATCCTCGACTTCGGTCGTGAGCACGCCCTGGCGTGGTACGCGATCTGGGGTCTGGGCCTGATCACCTCCGAGGCCGTGGTCATCTCCGAGACCAACTGACCGAGCGAACGGGGTCGGGTCTTCCTGGATCCGGCCCCTTTCGTTGCTTCGAACAACAAACAAGCGCCATCCACAAGGAGAAAACATCATGGCACGCGCACAAGCACGCGCAGGAGACCTGACCGGTCGTCAGAAGATCGCCCTCGCCGAGGAGCACGCAGCCGAGCAGGAGGCCCGCGCTGGGCAGATCGCGCTCGCGACCGCCGCAGCGGCAGAGGCCGAGGCCGAGCCGGTCGACCTTCAGCCGAACCAGCCGGAGGTCCAGGAGGAGATCGTCGGCGAGGTTGCGGTCACCCAGGACGTGGACGTCCAGGAGGAGATCGTGGAGTTCCGCGTGAACGACACCTTCGAGGCCACGATCGGCCACGGCAACGACTACTCGTTCCAGGAGGGCCGTTCCTACCGGGCCCCTCGGTTCATCCGGGACCACCTGGAGGAGAAGGGTCTGATCTGGCACTGAGCCCTGCTCAGGCCCGCATCCAGGACTGAAGGAAACCCATGGCTGGCTTCATGACTTCCCCCGCGAAGAAGGCCCTTCTCGACGCAATGGTCGGGAAGGTCCTTCCGTGGGCTGCTCCTCGCACGACGTACCTCGGCCTTGCCGTCGAGCTGCCCCTACAGGGTGAGCCGACGCTCGGCAACATCACGGAGGTTACGACCCCTGGGTACGCCCGCATCGCGGTCACCTGGGATGCGGCGACCTCCGTCGCGCCGATCTTCGTGGACAACACCTCGGCACTGCAGTTCGGTCCGGTCACGTCCGACATGAACCCGGCTGCCGCGTACGCGTTCCTGACGGAGTCGTCTACCGGCAACGTGATCTCGGTACCGGCACTCACGCTCGGCTCGGCATCAGCCGGTGGAACGTTTGCCGCAGGCACCTACTACTGGAAGATCACCGCGATCAACGCTCGGGGCGAGACAATCGGCTCGAACGAGGTGTCTGCGACTCTGACCCTCAACCAGCAGCAGGTGCTGAACTGGGGTGCGATCTCTGGCGCGACCGGCTACAAGGTCTACCGGGGGACCGCGACCGGTGCACAGGACCGCCTGGTGACCACTCTCGGCACGGTCACGACGTACACCGACACCGGCTCGGCCGGTACGCCGGGAGCCACCGTGCCAACCGAGAACACCGCTGCCGTCGGGGACATCCTGTACGTCTGGGAACTCCCCGAGCCGGTGGCTGCTCTCGCCAGCAAGCCGATCCTTGTCCCTGTGTCAGGGCTGGTAGTCGAGTAAGGAGAGGCCATGGCCACCGAGGCTGACATCATCCGGCGGGTGCGTAAGGAACTCGGTGACCTGGAGGAGCCCTTCCGCCAGACCTACCGTGGTACCGGGATGCAGGATCAGTACGACCTGCCTTCCCAGCGAGTGTCAACGACCGGGCTCAAGGTCTTCAAGACCGACCCGGTCTCACTCGCGAACACCAACCTCGTACTGACCACCGACTTCACTCTCGACGCCGAGAACGGTGTCGTCACGCTGACCACGCCCCTGACCAAGGACTGGCTCCTAACGGCCGAGGGCGTGGCGTTCGGCATGTTCACCGACGACGAGATCGCCGAGTACGTTCACGACGCTGTCCTGCAGCACACGAACGAGCGCTTCGAGACGACCCGCTACCGCAGCCCTGAGGGCTTCATCCGGTACGAGCGCAGCCAAGTGGTACTGGACAACCTGCCGGAGGTCGAAGAGCCCTTGGTGGCGATCCTGGCCACGATCGAGGCACTCTGGGCGCTCTCCACGGACGCCTCCACGGACATCGACGTCACGACGTCGGAAGGCACCCACGTCTCGCGCGGCCAGAGGTTCGCTCAGTTGCAGACGCAGATCGCCCTGCTGACCGAGAAGTACCAGACGCTCTGCGCACAGTTGAACGTCGGCCTGTACCGCATCGAGGTCTCCAACCTGCGCCGGGTCAGCCGGACGACCAACCGTCTCGTGCCGATCTTTGTCGAGCGTGAGTACGACGACAACAGCATGCCGGTCCGGATCACTCCGGAGATCGACACGAGGGAAGCCGACTGGGACGGTCCGCCGAGCCCCGCTGGCAACTCCTACTACTGAGAGGCCTGATCCATGGCTACCTTCTCCGTCTCCCGTTCCAAGCACGCAACGCTGGGCGCTGCCACCGTTGACACCGTCACGCTGACGAAGGCGTACCCGTTCGTTGAGGTCGTCAACCGAGACGCGACCGCAGCGAACGTCATCTACTTCACCACGGACGGATCCGCACCGACCGTTGCTGGCGACAACACGATCGTCGTGGTTCCTGGGCAGCGGGTCACGGTCGCACCGGAGACCCTCGTGGTCAAGGTCATCGGCGCGGCTGCCAGCCCGTACTCGGTTCACGGGGTGCGATGAACCGCAACCTCAGCCAGACGCAGTTCTTCCATGCGTCTAACCACAAGTTCGAGGTCGGTGACATGGTGGTTCCTCGGCGCGAACTGGAGTTTCGCCCGCCCGGTCACCGGTTCCACGACCCCGACTCGTGGGAGGACGGTGAGCGCGAGCAGTACGAAGACGCGCTCGACTCCTCAGCCGGACACACCTACTTCTCCGACAACCTTGAGCACGGCCGGAGCTTCGCATCCCGCATCTACTCCGTCGAGCCGACCGGGAAGTACTGGTCTGACCACACACCCGGCACGTACGAATCGCAGCACCCGCTGCGTGTTACCGGCTTCGTGGAGGCCAAGCGATGAGCCGTCTTGACTGGAAGCGGGGACGCTTCGACTCCGACTTCGAGACCAACGAGATCAACCACGCCCTGCGCGGACACCAGAACGCTCAGGTCGGGGACTCGGTGGAGTACTTCCGCATCGATCGCGCCTCCTCGGAGATGAACGACGTCTACGACGAGGGTTGGGGAGTCGGGAAGAAGTACCACCCGGCCGTCAACCTTCCGGCTCTGCACGTCACCCACGACGAGGGCGAGCACCAGACGACCGACTCCGGCTTCTACTTCAACGACAACATCTACGTCACCGCGTCGTTCGACCAGGTGATGCGGACCGGCCTGACCCTTCAGGACATCGAGCACGAGTCCTACCTGAAGGACCGGCTCATCTACGACCGTCGAGTATTCCGGGTGACCCAGATTCACGTCCTCGGCCAGATCCGGACGCGAGACGTCATTGTTTCCATCGAGGGAACAATGGTGAAGCCGGACGAATTGGTCAACGATCCGCAATTCGCCGATTACGCAGACCGTACCTAGCAGGTGGACCCTACGTGTGGGACCATGTAGGTACCGACGAGAGAGGGGAGGGAGACAGTGCCCAACCAGGAGCAGCAGCCTTACGGCAGCAATGAAGTAAGCAACGCCCAGCAGTTCTTCAGCGAGCGCGCACAGGAACGCCGGGACCAGCAGGGGATGATCAATCCGTTCTCCGCTGCAGTCTCAGGTCTGATCGGTGCCGCACTGGCCAAGAAGATGTTCGGAAACCGAGGTTCATAGACCCATGACGTGGATCCTCAACGAGGATGCCGCCATCAAGCAGAAGTTCAACGGACTAACCGTCACAGGCGACGGAAACGCACCACCACTCGGACATGATGTGGCGGTGCGTTTTCGTTTGCCAGAGACAGAGTTGGCCGACGCTACATTCCCGATGGTCGTGATCGAGCACGCCGGGATCAGCAAGGCCGACGACCGTGAGCATCGCGGCCACACCAACCTGACGTACGTCCCCGAAGGGGTAGACGACCAGGGAATCATCGTCAAGGACCCGGAAACCGGGCTGGACGTGGTGTGGGGCGTCGAGGATGGCACATTCGACCCGAATCTGTCCCCATTCAAGGTGGACGATTACCCGATCCCGTACAACATCGACTACCAGGTGACGGTCTACGCGCGGCTTCAGAACCACCTCACGGAACTGATCGCCAAGTTGGCCGTTATCGACCGTATTCCGGCCCGATTCGGATACATCGAAATCCCTCAGGACGGAACCGTTCGTACGCTCGACCTTCTTGGCGGGCCAATGGTAGAACCTGATCGGGACTCAGATGGTAAGAGAGTCTTCCGGGCGGTCTATTCTATTAGAGTGGTCTCGGA